CCGCCTGAGGCGGTATCCCTCCGGGTGGCGGACAAAGGGCGGCGTGAATATGTGTAATGATATTTTCTAGAAAAAATTCTAGAAAAGTATTGACATTTTCTAGAAAAAGTGGTATTGTAATATCAGAAACAAGGAAAACCAATAATACAAAAAGGAGGAAATGAAATGACAGTAGAAGAAATTAAAACCGTATTAGATGAAAAATGTAATGATTCTTGGGAGATGCTCAAAATAATTGAACATGTATATGGACAAAAGAGCGTGCATACAGAGAAAGCCCTTACTAAGTGGGTAACATATGATGGTCTTTTTAGAGAGTTATTTAATGAATCGCCGCTGTACAGTTTCAGTTAACACTTAACATCTGCTGTGCTATCGGCGTAACGGGCAGGAGGAAATATTATGTATAAAGTTGAGACATTATCTCACGGTAAACTTATTAAAAGTGAAAATTATGACAACTATGAAGTTGCTCGGAAAAGAGTAACTCAACTTGAAAAAGTTGCCCACAAGACACATTCATTACTGAATGTAGTCTTATTTGAAAATGATGTTAAATTACTCGAAAGATTTTTCGGGTAATTAGTGGACTGCTGTCCTAACGGCAATACGGGGAGAAGGAGAAATAATGAAAACAGTAACAATAGAGGAACTGTGTGATATTCCTGCTACGATAGAAGAAATTCCGTTTTATATTACGAAAACGGATGATCGGGGATATGTGCATATTTATGCGTTTGATCATATAGCTCTTACAAATGGCTATATTCGGAAAAACGCGAAATGTAATCCAATTCCATATGAGGGAAATTTCGGAATTGGCTATACTGTCAAAATTCACAATTCTAAATCTACAAGATATGCTTTAACAGCATATTACATTTCAAAATGGCATAATAAGATATGTCAAGAAATTGATAATTGCACTTTATGCCCTTTATATACAATAGAAAACGAAGAGCATTGTTTATATTAAGGGGGGTGCGAATAATGCCACAGTCAAAGGACTATAGCATCTATCAAGAAGTTGATCTTTCCCTTGACCAGATCAAGCGTGAACTTCCACGCGTGGCGGCGGCGGCAAATAGCCGCCTTGCCAAACTGGAAAAAATTCACGCGCGCGACCAATGGGAGTATGGGCGCGTAAAAGAATTTTTTGCGTCACAAGGACGAGAAAAAAATCGTTTTTTGAAAGGCGTTAAGCGGCAGGATGCATCTATCCGGCAGGAATGGGATACCATGGTTGCGTTTCTGAACTCTCCAAAAACTACCTTGAAGGGATACCGGATCGCAGAAATGCAGAGACGTTTTGACAAGTCGAAGAATAAAATTAATGGAAAAGTAACAGAAGATAACTATAACGACTTGTATCGTTTTCTGTCTTCCGATATCTACAAAAAAAATCTGAGAAAGCAGGTGTCATCCGATCAGATTATTGATGATTTTATTTCGAAATTAGATGATAGTGGAATCGAACTAGAAGATATTCTTGACGAATATCAGGATTTTCTCGATGGATATATAACGGAAGAAGAATTATTTGCGAAAAAAAGAACAAAATTAAAGTAGGTGGAACTATATGTATGAATTAGATATCCCTGTTATCGTAAACGGAAACGAAAATGTTTCACGTGAAACAATTTATTCGGTCAATGATTTTCCGTTTTCGTCTTTCCAGACTTTGCGCGAATGCCGCAAACGTGGAAGAAAGAAAAACCCTATCGTTTATTATGATGCAGAAATGGCGTTTGATATCGAAACAACTACGTTAGAAAAACTTGATTATGAACGCTATAACAAAACAGGTGAAAAAGTAGTAAAAGGAACTGCCTTTCTGTATCAATGGCAGTTTTGTATCAAAGATACCGTGTGTTTTGGTCGCACATGGAACGAGTTTCTTTCATTCTGCGAAAAACTGCATTTGTATTTGAAAACATCTGATACGAAACGCGCTGTCGTCTACGTTCATAATCTTTCATATGAATTTCAATTCATGAAAGATTTCATAGAATTTGATGAAATCTTTGCGCGTGATGCACATAAAGTTATGAAATGTTATGCGTATAAATACGGGATTGAGTTTCGATGCTCGTATTTTTTAAGCAATATGAGTCTTTCAAAATTTTGTGAGAACAGTGCGGGCGTGACCCACTATAAATTGGTTGATACGTATGACTATAAAAAACTACGTACACCAAAAACACCTTTAACGGACGTTGAACAGGGATATTGCTACAATGACGTTCGTGGATTGTGCGAATGCATCCGCGCCTTACGAAAAGATGACAACCTTGCAGAAATCCCCCTTACCTCAACTGGCTACGTCCGCCGCGAATTTCGCTACGCCATGCAGGCAGATAGCGGTTATTATCCGGGAGTATTTGCCGATCTGGCTTTGACGTTACCGCAGTACCAGCTTTGCAAAGATGCGTTCCGCGGCGGCAATACCCACGCTAACCGCATTCACGCGGGGCACACGATCACAGCGGAAAAGGGTGAATCTGCGATCGTTATGGGTAGTATGGATATTTCGAGCAGCTATCCGGCGCAGATTGCAATGGGGTACTATCCCATGAGTGCGTTTCGGCCGGTTGAGATCAAAACGCAGGGACAGTTTGACAACTTGTGTGCTACGCGTTGTGTTATCATGCGGGTACAATTTGACAACTTGCGTATGAAAGAAAACATCCCCGTTCCGTATATCCCTCTGTCAAAGTGCCAAAAGCACGGGAAAGACTGCGTGATTGATAATGGACGCGTATTGTCTATTGATTGCTGTGAAATTGCAATGACGGAAATTGACCTGTCAATCATAAAAAATCAATATGATTATGATTTCTTTACTGTCTCGGAGTGCTACGTAGCCGCGCGCGGAAAATTACCGGAAAGTATGCGTAAAACGATGATGTCATTTTTTATCGCAAAAAGCCAGTTGAAAGGAAATCCCGATAAAGTCTATGAATATATGAAATCTAAGAATAAACTAAACAGTACGTTCGGAATGTGCGTGACTGATCTTTTGCAGGACGAATGGGCAATGGATGCTTTTACGGGTGAATGGCATCGGGAAAAAGCAGATGCGGAAAAAGCACTGAAAACGTACTACGAGGGAAAGAATAGCTTTTTGCACTATCAATGGGGAATCTATGTTACCGCCCACGCAAGAAAGCAGTTACAAGATATGCTGGACGTGGTTGGAATGGATGCCGTGTACTGCGACACCGATAGTATCAAGTTTTTACATCCGGACGTACACATTCCAGAATTTGAAGCCAAAAACAAAATACTGGAAAAACGTGCGATTGATAATGACATTCCTGCTTTTTGTGACGTTGGTGACAACCGTTACATTCTCGGCGTCTGGGATATGGATGACCTCTATCTCCAGTTTAAGACCCTTGGCGCGAAAAAATACTGCGGCGTGGAATGGGACGAAAAAGCGGCGCAATCTGGCAAAGACCCCGTGCGTTTTACGTCTACGGTCGCTGGCATGAATAAGAAACTTGGAGCGGAAAACTTAAAGTGCTGTAATAATTTCCGTCTCTGCCGCCGGATGGAAAATGTCGGACGGACAATCAGTTGCTTTAACAACTCGAAACCCCATTACATCAAAGTCAACGGGGAAGAAATATTAACTGCAAGTAATATCGGAATCATTGATACCACTTATACCTTAGGCGTATCGAATGAATACTATGAAGTATTGGTAAACTCTCAAGACGGAGTGTTACCGGAATAGGAGACGATATGAGATATTTTGTGTTTTTTATGTTTTTAGTATTATCAACGATCTGGGCGTTACATGAGGAAGAACTCGACCTTTCCATCCTGCTTTTATTTTTGGATATTTTCTTTATTTTCTTATTTTAACTATTGACTTTTTGGTAGGCAGTGCTATTATAATACTTGTAAGAACAAATAGCCACATAACGAAAGGAGAAAAAAATGGTTAGAACAAAAATCGAAAAATTTATCTACTCTGTTCTTGACAGAAACACAAAACAGGTGATCGGCTCTTTTGAGAATACAGAAGAATTGAAATTGCAGAAAGCAAAAACCGCCGCTGTTACTGCCGCTGGTTTTCCGGAGGATTCCATCTGCGTATTAACCGATACCGTATCCGCCCGCTACAAGATGCCGGACGAACAGTTTTTTGCCGAAGCAAAGAGACTGAACGACTAATCAGCGCACAACCCGCGGTCTGGAAGTGACCAGATAAGACAATGATCAAAGCAAAGCGCCGCGGTTTTGCATAACAAAACAACTTAAATCAAAAAGGAGAAAAAATTATGAGCAAAGCGAAAATGAGATTGAACAACGTTACCGTAAAATACGCGAAGGAAGAGGACGGAAAAAGCGTTCTTTCCGCTTCGATCACACCAGATCAGCAGAAAGCCATCTTCGAAAAAATTATCGAAGATTTTGGTGAGGATGCCGCCGCAGAAGCAAAGTGGATTCCTGCAAAGGAAACCGACGGAGCTGGTCTTTACGTGAAAGCGCAGACAAACTATAAAGTAGATTTTTATGAGGACTGCGTAGAAAGCGACACTGTTTCTAACGTTGACGAACTCGGCAAAGGTGCAGTCGTCGACATCTTTATCTCGATCGGTGAAAGCAAATTTCGCCGCGACAAGGGATTCACGGCATACCTTTCTGCCGTAAACGTCCATAAGTTCGGTGATACGGAAAAATTTAATCCGTTCGCTTAAATACATATGACGGCGATACGCGCCCCGACTGTCGGACGGTAACTTGTGTTTTAAGTAATCTGTAGTTGATTGTTGAAAAAACTCCATACGTGTGAGAGCTACGTTTTCCAGCGTAGCTCTTTTTATACCCAGCGAAGCTCTGCCGCTCTCTGCCGTCCATCTGCAAGCAAAACGTGCGATCATCGTGCGATTAACGTGAGATTGACTGCGGAGAGACTGGCGGGAACTGGCGGGACGCGGTGCTGGGGATGTAGAAAATGATAGAAAGGAGGATGTGAAACAAAATGTTTCACGTGAAACAATGATTTTTTGGAACGATATTCAATGGGAAAAACTTTTCGCTGAATATGATGTGAAATTTGAAGCGGTAGACGATAAAGGCAAACCGATTCAGTACTACAATCCGATTCGGTTATTTACAGAGCCGGACGTGGACGGTGATTTCGCTGGCGTAGCAATTACGTGTTCCAACCGTAGTGCTGGAAAGACAAGTGCTTTTGCCGCGGCAAGCTGTATCTTGTGTAAAGAGTACGGATTGCAGACGGGATGGATTTTTCGGACAAAAGGGGAGATGACGGGAGCGGCGGCAATGTATGAAGATATGCTGAAAATGTATCCAAAATTAGGAAGTGTGATTACGTATAAAAATCTGGACAAAAACGGAAATGTCGTGCGGTATTTTTTGGACGGTGTGCCATTCGGATGCGCGTTTAGTTTTGGAAGTAAGATGGACAGTGTAAAAAAACTGTCACCGTATTTTCGGGATATTTACTTTTTGTTTTTTGATGAGTTTTCTATGGAAAGTGGACAATACGTAAAAGGCGAATCTGAAAAACTGCAATCGTTGTTGCTGACGATCAGCCGTGGAAATGGAAGCCAGTCCCGATGGTTTAAACTGGTTATGGCATCCAATAATATTTCGTTACTCAATCCCTATTTTGTATTTTTTGGTATCCATAAGAGATACCAGAAAGAAACAAAAATGCTGCATGGGAGCGGTTTTGTTTGTGAATTTACACACAATGGCAGTGCTAGTAAGGCTATGTGGGAAAACCTGGCTTTGAAAGCTTTTCGCGGCGGTCATTATATGCAAACAATGAGCGTGGGCGATCAGATGTTGATTGACGATGCCGTGTTTGTACAAAAGCCGACCGGACGGTCGCGGTATCTCTTCACAATCGAGCATAGTGGAAAAAGTTATGGAGTGTATGAGTATTACGAAGAGGGGTACATCTATATCACGCACAACTATAACCCATCGTGTAATTTTGTCGCGGTTTTCCGTGACGGGGATCACACGCAAAACACGGTTATGTTGGAACACTACGATTATTTGTTTGAAAATCTGGTTGACGCATATCGCAAAGCATACTTGCGGTTTGACGATCTAGACAGCAAAAATATGGCGGTTGAGTTACTAGGGATTGATCTTTATAAATAGTTCGTGTGAGAAGGACAAATGTATTTGACATACGGATAAAAAAGATGTATCATGAAAGTACGGGGAAACCTTTTAAAAAGGGGTTGCCACGGTTGAGTAAACCGCCCTGTCCTTGGCAGGTCAAAAGGTTTCCTTGTTTTAATGGACAGGAAGAAAGGAGCAAAGATGGCAAGTATCGTTTTTAATATGATTGTCGGAATGATGAAAAAAGAAAATGCTTATCTTGCTTATACGGTACGCTATAAAGCGGACGAAAAAGATACGCTGATCATTGTCCCTCATGAAAATTACGAGTCTCACATCCGGTATTTGTGGGATTTCTTTTTTATGGATGGTAACGCGTATAACAGTAAATCGCCAGTTCGATTCATTCATAATTTTATTATGTGTGATAAATTAAGTGAAATTGAGGACTGGTTAAAATGGCAGGATAAGGAGGTAGAAACATGGATGTAAATATGGTAACGCAGTTAGTTGGAAGTCTCGGTTTTCCAATTGTTTGTTGCGGCGCACTTTTCTGGTATCTGGTGAAAGAAAAAGACGCACACAAGGAAGAGATGGAAGAACTGCGGAAAAGCGTAGAAGCGAACACGACTGCAATTAATTCACTTTGCCAGCACTTAGGAGGTGGAAAGAATGAGTAAAATCGAAAACGCAGTTGCGTGGGCGGAAAAGATCGCCGCCGATGATCGGCACGGCTACTCACAGGTACACCGGAACAGCCCCGATTACGATTGCTCAAGTTTTGTCGGGACGGCACTTGCAAAAGCTGGTTTTCCGGTCAGTATCTACAGCACAACCAGAAATCTTGGCGAACAGTTGGAAAAAGCCGGGTTTGAGAAATGCGGAAAACCGTGGAAACGCGGGGATATTCACCTTGCGGCTGGTCATCATGTAACGATGTCGGTTGACGCGAACCGCATCGTCCACGCCAGCCAGTCCGAAAACGGCGGGATTGATGGGCAGACAGGGGATCAGACCGGAAAGGAAATCTGTGTCCGGTCTTACTACGATCTACCATATGGAAATACCGTGCATTATCGGTATGCGGGAAAAAACGACAAACCACAGAAAGTTGTGGAACAATCCGTCAAAACCGAATCCGCACGTAGTTTTGACCGAAGAATCGCCGGAGCGTATCATACCAATGATCGCTATAATTTGCGCGTTGGCGCAGGAATGGATAAAACGGTCATTTTAACGTTGCCGACCGGAACCAGTGTTAGAAACTACGGGTATTATACAAATGAGTGGTATCTTGTAAAAGCGGTTGTCAATGGAATCGTCTATACTGGTTACGTTGCAAAAGAGGGGTTGACCCGTGGCTGATCTGACACTTGCGTACAACACTTGTATTAAAATCTGCAACGAACCGAACGTGGGTTACTCACAAGACTACCGTGAGGGTCAGACAGTAGGAGGTATTACGTACTATGATTGTTCGTCCCTAATGAGTTATTGTTGTACGGTCGGCGGGTTTTTAGCATCTAACCCATGGTTTACCACGCGGAGCATGGACGGATATTTGATCGGTGCCGGATTCCAAAAAGGTACCGCCAATCAGCCATGGAAGAAAGGTGATATCTTGTGGCGTTCCGGCCACACTGAAATGGTATATGAACCCGCAGACGGCGGCGGGTATACGATGGGAGCACATACCGATAGTTACCCGCTCGAAAGACAGGTATCCATCAATAATTTTGTGAGCCCATATAGTGCTTGGACGTATCTGTACCGATATCCGGTTGAGGTACAAAGCGGTATCAGCCAGTATGTGATTGCCTCCATTTGTGGCAACTTTTGGCAGGAATCCACCGTAAACCCCGGGTTATGGCAAGGCACGATCGTTGGTTCTCCCGGTTATGGTTTGGGTCAGTGGACAGATAACGCCGATACCAACCGCCGCACACAGTTATTCAATTGGCTGGACGCAAACGGGTACAGCCGGGACGATGGAAACGCACAGTTAGAATATCTGATATACGAGAATGTATGGTATTCGGTAGGCGCGGCAAGTACTTACGAAAATCTGCAAGCGTTTTTACACAGTGACAGTACCGATCTGGACGCACTAACTGCCGCCTACATGAAAGGGTGGGAGGGTATCAGTGACGATGGAACACTTGCGTTCCGGCAGGAAAAAGCACATGAATGTTTTAATTTCATTTCGGAACACGCAAAAGATTCTGCAATTACCGGATGGATCGTTGGGAATCGGTATCTATCTGATCCCGAACGTTTGAACAACGCGGTTATGGTATTTCGGTATTTGTCCACTGGGCAACCCGAGCCACCCGAGCCGCCACACCCAATGAAACCAAAACGGCATAAAATGCCGATCTGGTTATATTCCAATTTAAGAAGGAGGTTTTAACATGACACTTGAAGAGTATTGGTCGGAAATCGTAGCCGATATCGGAAACATCGAAACACACGGTGATGCTATCGCCGCCATCAGCGAAAAAATCAAAACAGAAGATACCGACATTGGAGCACTGATGTCCGAACGTGACGCACTGGTTGCGGAACGGGACGAACTGAAAGGAAAGTATGATTCCGCAGTTGCCGAAATCAAAAGCCGCTGGTCTGATCTTTCCCATGGCGGAAGTATCACAAAAGTAACTGAGTTTGGCGGAAAAAAATCACCAGACGAGGAAACCGCAACTAGTATCAACGATCTTGATATGTCTCAGCTTATTTTAAGCGGAAAAGGAGAGTGAAACCATGGCAGAAAAACTTGATATGACAAACATTAACATGCTGAATGCCGTTCGGCAGACGATGAGTGTTGATTACCGTGACAGAGTGCCGGTGGCAACCCGTGAAAATATTGCAGACATTGCAAAAACCTTAACCGATCCTTACAATCCGATGGCGCGGAACGAACTGGTTCCGGCGCTGGTAAATCTGATTGCCAGCCAGTCGATCAGTACCGAAGCGTTCCGCAATCCGCTGAGGGTACTGAACAGTAACGCCATGCCGTTTGGTAATGGAGAACAGGAAGTTTACGTAAACTTTGCACAGGGTTACGCACACGATGCCAATATCAGTATCGAAGATGCTACCGCCATTTATGACAGCTACATCATGGCGCTGTATCATGTAATCAATTTCAACAACGATTATCCGGTGACGATCTGGTTTGAGGATATGCGCGGCGCGTTCCTCGATGATTATGGTCTGCGCAGTCTCGTACAGGCAAAAGTGGAGAGTGTCGTTTCGGCTTGCAACTGGGATGAGTTCACAACTGCAAAAGAGTTGATCGCATCCGCAAAGCGCGCTGGACAGATTTATCCGGTTCACGTTGATGCGGTTACCGATCAGGCATCCGCAAACGCACTTGCAAAACAGATCCAGTCCTATATTGACAAGATACAGTTCCCGAACCCGCTGTACAATTTCGCTGGCGCGACATCTGCAGCAAAAGAAGATACCATTCTTCTGTTTGTCGATCCAGATACCAAAGCCGCGATGAACGTTGACAGCTACGCAAGTGCATACAATCTCGACCGGATGATCCCGAAAGCACAGCAGGTGTTAATCGACAACTTTAACGATGCGGCGGGAATTGTGGCTGTACTGGTTGACAAACGGTTCTTCAAAATCCGCGAACAGTACCGTATGATGGTACAGGATAATGTAAACCGGGGTCTGAGATGGAACAGCACGTACACGGTGAAAGAGATGTTCTCGTATTCCCTGTTCTATCCGATCATCGTTTTTACAACGGAAGATGTTCTAGTTTCTTCCATCACTGCACGTGATGTCGGACTTGTGAAAGCCGGAACAGATGTCGATTTCGGCGGAAGTTTTTCGGTTACCTCTACGGGCGTAGCTGATAAAGCAATTGACGTAAAAGTAGAGGGTAACTCTTCCTTTGATACGTTTGTTATTCCGGGAACAACCATTCTTCGCATCGCAAAAGACGAAAAGAATCTGAAGCCGACAGTAAACAAAAAAGAAAGTGTGCGGGTTGTGATTACAAGCCGATTCGATTCTTCCATAACTACAACCATTTACTTTACGACAGATTAAGTAAGAGGGAGGAAACATGGATAATTTCATTCCGATGCCGCCGCAGGAAAATGTGGCGGCGGTTTCCCCGCAGACGGAGGTAATTTTAGCAAGTGGGATTGAATGGGGAAATGACTATGAACACGTACGTTATTATGAAAATGGAAAAGATGGCTGTCTGGCGCACGTAAGAGAAAAAGCAATCCATATTTTTAAGCAATCCGCGCCCGTGAGATGGGGAGAACTGACTTATAAAGGAAAAGGAAATGAGAGCGAATTTCTGAAATGCAATTATATTGCTTTTCAGAACAAACCCTATACGGAAGAATGGTATTTCGGTTTTGTGACGCGCGTAGAATGGTTGAGTGACGGAAGTTTTAAAATCTATTTTGAACCTGATCGGTTCCAGAATAGTTTTTATCAAGTTACATTACAGCCATGTTATGTAGAACGGGAACATATTGACAAAAAAGCTGATTATGCCGGAATTAATTTAGTGCCAGAAAATCTGGAAACGGGGGAATACGTGGACAATCCGAGTGAAATGAAACTTTTGAATCTCGGCCAGATGCAGTATTGTTTGAGCGCGAGTGCAGACGAAAACGGAACAAATATTATACCCTTTGTCAATCAGGGAATTTTATCTGGGTTAACATTTACTCGGAAAACAAAATATACGGACTTAATCACAGTTATCCAGAATTACGTCAAAAGCGGAAACGGAGATGCGATTGTTAATGTATATCAAGCACCAGAAGCTTGTTTCAAGACAGATGCATCTGTTTACACACAAGTAACCGTTCAGCCAGATGCACTTGACGGCTATCTCCCGAAAAATAATAAACTATATCAGTATCCCTATTGTTATTGTTTGGTCAACGATGGTTCGGGAATACAGCATACTTTTAATTTCGAATACGGTAAAAATGGAGCATTAACCATGCAGGTTTATGGCGTTATGCTTAATATTCCGGCAATCTTTGTCGCACCGCGTGAATATAAACGTACTGGTGGGTCAAAATCCCCATACGGTTTTATCATCAATAATTTCCCACAGTGTGCATGGACAAATGACGGATATCAGGCTTTTCTAGCGCAGTCTAGCCCGTTATGGGACTACTCCAAAAAGCAGAATGCAATATCGCAGATTGGAAATTTAGCCGGAGGATTAGTAGGAGCATTAAGCGGAAATTTAGCTGCTGGCGTTGAAAGCATTTATACCGCGGCAACCGGAACATATCTACTGAACGAAAACATTAACGCACAAAAAGAAAGTCATGATTTGATTCCACCGACAGCAAAAGGTAATTCATCTGGAAGTTATGTTGCCACCGCATTGTTCGGCAGTCAAGTTTACTGTCATGTGATGAGTGTAACCGCTCAGATGGCGAAAACGATCGACGATTTTTTCACAATGTACGGATATGCAACGCACAAAATTAAAGTACCTAATATTACAGGGCGGTCAAACTGGAATTTTGTCAAAACGGTTAATTGCAGCCTGCATGGGTCGTGTGTTACCGATGATATCAATTTTTTGCAGGCAATGTTTAACCGCGGCGTTACGTTCTGGCATACGGACGATGTTGGAAACTATGGTCTTTCCAATGATTAAGGAGGTATATCATGTACAATAACCCGTATCGGGTGAGTAACAAGGAAGTGTGGGGATGTTGGGAAAATAACCCGAATACGTCACCGGAAGAAAAAATGTATTTCCGGCACTTTTTTGACAAGTTCGTAAATTTAGCATTATCACGTTATGAATATGACGGTTTACCGGATGAGATTCCGCCGCGGATGCTCAACTCCTATCTGTTATGGCAGGGAATATGTTTATTCAAAAAAGAACCGATCACCGGACTTTACGGTGTGTTCGGCGTGAATCTTGTAGGCGAGCCGGATATTTACGGGATTCCTACCGATTGGATTGCCTACGCTATGAATGGTCAGTATTATGAGCAGACGGACAAAGAAGAAAGCGCGTTGATTTTCGCCAGACCTTTTGCTGTACCGGAAATTCTCAGCATTATTCTGCATTCGCAGAGTTTGGCGGAGAAAAAAGCGTCAACAAGGGTAAACGTAATTCAACAGAGAACGCCAGTGGTAATAAGTGGGGATTCTACGCAGAAACTCAGTATTGACAATTTTATTCAAAAATGGGTAAAAAATATTCCCTTCATCAAAGCGAAAAACGATCTGCGAAAACAGATTCAAATTGATACAATTGATTTAAAAGTACAGCCGATTTTTAACGAACTTGACATCGCCGCACAAAGAGAAGTAGCAGAATGTCTGGCTGATCTCGGTATCGAAGCAAGCGGCGTAGAAAAACCGGAACGGCTGGTTTCCGCTGAAACGAGTTACAACGATGGAGAGATCGAATTGACAAGAAACGGAAATCTGGCTACCATTCAGAGGGGACTTGATGCGATCAATAAAATGTATGGATTGAATATTCATGTACATTTTAACTCTAAAATGGTAACGCCGATTAACAGACCGGATGTATTCGACACGACAAATGCCGAAAACGACACACCAGAAAACAACGGAAACGACACACCGGAAAGTGAGGTGGAATGATGTTTCTTGGCTATAACTACGAAACGAAAACGCTAACGAATACCATTGAACAGTTGGTTATTTCCGATCATGTACTTTCACCACTTGAAAATCAGACCATTGATAATATGATCGAAGCCGCCGTTCCTTTAATCTTCAATTTTGACTTTCCGTTTTATGTCGATGCATCCGCTCCCGAATATGCAACCGCAAAACTTACGTTCGAAAAAACATTCTGTTTACAGTATTTTCGGGAACAGATCGGGTTAGAAACTATCGGAGAATTTCAGTATCATCTAAAAAAGATTCTTACGGTAAATATGCCGTACTATGAACAATTGTACCGGAGTATTACTTTTGAGTATAACCCGCTGATTACTCATAAGAGTACGCGGAAAGTAACAAGTACGAAAGATGATACACGAACTGGTGTGATCTCCGGAGACAGCACGGCAAAAAACACAACGACAGCCGATACAAATAACGACACACAAAACATTCATTCAGACAACCCGCAGATTAATTTTGCGGGAACGAATTATGCGTCTACGATGGATCGGGGACAGAATACAATTCATAACAGTGCTATAAGTAACGGCGAAAATACAACAAAAACGAACAGTAATGATACGTACCATGCAGATAATAATGATACGATTGAAGATGAGGGATTCGACGGTAGTTACTCGTTAGAAATTCAAAGATTCCGAGATACCATACTTAATCTTAACAAGCGTATTTGCGATGATTGCAGAGAGTTATTCTATCAATTTTATTAAGGAGGGATAATAATGGCAGAGAAACCAACGATTCCAGATTTTCCTACGTTGCCAGATTTCGGCCAAATGATTACGCAGGCTTGTGAAGTTGTCGCAAGTGTACGGGGTATCCCGTATGATTTCAACGGTACGTTGAGTCTGGAAAATAAATTTGTTATGCTGTTTAAGACGGTGAAAGAAATGTTTGACGCACAGGACGACCTTGTAAAAAGTTACAAGGCGTTATATGATTTTGTCAATCAGTATTTTACTGATTTAAACGTACAGGACGAAATAAACAAAAAAATACAGTCAATGGTAGAAGACGGAAGTCTAGTTACTTTAATCGCACCGACTGTATCAAATAGTACAGGAGAATGGTTAGAAACCAATATTACTAATCCATCCAATCCGCCTATTGATAAAAGTTTAACAGTTGAAAACGCCGCCGCTGATGCAAAAATAGTTGGAGATAAAATAACAGCTAATACAGAACAAATTACTAAAAACTCAAGTGAGTTATACTACGCAGACGAAAACGAAATTACAGTAAACGCAACCGAATACAGTCTATTGGAAAATAAAGTTGCTTATATTGACACTACAAACAAAATTGCAACGTATGATAATACCGCCGCATTTGTGCTTAAAAAAAATGTTTCAAACGGCGAAAAATATAGAATTAAATCACAAACACACGGAACAGTAAACACGTTATTATATGCTATTTGCGATACAAACGGTATTGTTCTAAAATCAGAAAAAATGGGTGTTCCTGCAAATACTTACATTACAACTAACATTACAATACCAGAAAACGGTACTGTATTATATCTAAATGAATTCCCAACACAGAAGTTTCCATTAGTTGTGTATAAAATAGAAACTATTTATGTTTCTAACATCAACGGGAATAACGCAGTAAATTGCTGGGGCGATTCACTAACGCGTGGTGTAGGTGTAGGCGATTCCTATTCTAAAGCTTATCCATATGTTTTATTTAACTTACTTGATGGTCGAAAAGTAATCAACTGTGGAGTAGGAGGAGAAAATACAATTGCCATTGCATCACGGCAGGGAGGTTTGCCGAATATGGTACAGCCTTTTACTATTCCATCAGATTCCACAAAAGTAAAAATTAATTTGTCTAATATATACGGCAATAGTGCAGAAATTTTATTACAAGGTGGTTCAGCTTTAGACCCTATAACAGATCAGTATATTATGACGGCGCAAATTAACCCGTGTGCCATTAACGGAATTACAGGTACTATTACTTACGAAAATGGTAACTATTATTTTTCACGTTCCGAAAAAGGAAACTCTGTAATATTAACGCGCCCTGTTCCATTGATTACACATGGTATGACAAAGCTACGCGATAATATCAATGTAATATGGATTGGCACGAACGGCGGTTTCACAACCTCCGCAGAATTGATAGAAACTATAGATACTATGATTAAGTATATGCGCCCGATTACAAAAAAATATATAGTAATCGGTTTACATCACTTAGTTACTGCGGTAACAGAATCATTTGACACAATCGAAAAAAATATGACAACACACTTTGGTATGCATTACATTAATGAGCGAAAATATATACTTAAGTATGGTCTATCTGATGCTGGTATCACACCCACACCAGAAGACAAAGCCGCAATTTCACAGGGAAAAATCCCTCCATCATTGTTATATGACAATGTGCATTACAATGCAATGGGTTACGCTATAATTGCTAATCTTGTAGCAGAACGCGGAAAAGAACTTGGTTACTGGCAATTAAAGTAAGCAATAGCAATTCACGCCGCCCTTTGTCCGCCACCCGGAGGGATACCGCCT